TCATCGTTCTGTAATGCCAGCCCCGGAAGTCATCAAATTCAATCGTTCCGGCATTGCAACCGTGAGTGTGCCTCTGCTTGCAAAATATGTACGAGAGCATCTCCAATACCTTATAGTCCGTGACAATACCAATGGTGGCACCATCATCTATGTGTATGAAAATGGCTGTTACAGACTGTGTGGTAAGGATAACTTCAAGGGCATCATTAAAGGTTACATTACCGATTATGATGAGGAACTTCTCCGTATGGGTGATGTGGCTGCCTGTATCGAGCATTTGACCACCGACCTTAATACACTGACTAACGATGATCTCAATGCCGATGAAGACCTTATCAATGTGGCAAACGGTCTGCTCCGGCTGTCAGATTTAACGCTCTTGCCACACTCCCAGGAGGTACTTAGCACCATCCAGATTCCCTGTGAATGGCATGGAACGTCAAGTGCGACACCTACCTTTGACGGCTATATGTCCACACTGACCAACCATGATATGGCAGTGGAAAATCTGCTGTTGGAATTCATCGGTGCAGTGTTCTCCAATGTAAAAGGCTGGCGAATGAAGAAATCACTGTTCCTTTATGGCAAGGGAGATACAGGTAAATCACAGCTAAAAAGTTTGGTGGAGCTGATGCTTGGAAAAGGATATTTCATCGGCATCGACCTTGCCGAAATCGAAGCACGGTTTGGCACTGCCAATCTCTATGGCAAGCGTCTGGCTGGCAGTTCTGACATGAGTTTTGTAACCGTCAGCGAATTAAAGACCTTCAAGAAGTGTACAGGCGGTGACAGTCTGTTTGCAGAGTTCAAGGGGCAGAACGCTTTTGAATTCATATACAACGGTCTACTGTGGTTTTGCATGAACCGTCTGCCGAAGTTTGGCGGTGATGATGGCGAGTGGGTATACAACCGTATCATGCAGGTGGAATGCCTTAATGTGATACCACCAAAACAGCAGGACAAGCATCTGCTTGAAAAGATGTATGCGGAACGGGAAGGCATCTTCTACAAGGCGGTGATGGCATTTCGCAATGTTATCGGCAACGGCTACCGTTTTACAGAGCCGGACAGCATCGCACAGGCAAGGCAGAATTACCGCAATACTAACAGCACCATCATTTCCTTCTTTGAAGAATGCATGGCAGAACGCAGTGACAGCAAGATATCCGACACTTGGACAACGGGTCGCATCTTCAAAGCATACAAGGCTTGGTGCAAGGATAACAACAACGGGTATGCCAAGACAGCGCGGGAGTTCCGTGATGAATTGGCTGACCACCTCGGCACGATCTTTCAGGCTATGGTTGTCAGACGTGGAACAGGCGGTACCTTCTACAGAGATTACACACTCTCCGAGGATGCCGTAGAACAGTTTAGGGGGTGTGGCTATGATGACTTTCTCGTTTAGTGACAGTAGTGACAGTACAGTGACAGTTCATGTGCACAACTGTCACTGCAATAAGCACCCATTCCACAAGGGTTTAAGGCACTTTGGTGACAGTAGTGACAGTTCTTTCAACTCAAGAGCCAAGAAAAAAATCTTTGTATGCAGTAGGCAGGTATGGGTACAAGGTACAAAGATTATTGAGCGTGTGAGCAAATCAAAAGTTCTGTCACTACTGTCACTAAAACAGTGCAAATGCCCATTCTGTAAGGGATTTCTTTAGTGACAGTTGCAAAAAGAACTGTCACTGGAACTGTCACTAAATCATAAGAACTGTCACCAAAATACAGACGGCGCAGATATGTGCAGTCAGAAAGGAGGCAAATGGCATGAGAATTATGGATATTGATGAGAACACCAAGTTTCGTCCGATTGATTTTGACACTGACCGCTATGTTGGCATGAGTGTAATCAACCGCAAGGATGATGCCCCTGTGCTTATCATGATGAGCAAGTCCAGCAACCCACCACACTACATGGTCATGGATGGGATGTACAAGCAGATGTACTATCTGCGATATGCAGATGCAGTGGACTATTGCAAGCGTATGGGATACATCCGCTCCCGTAACTGACCGTAGGGGCGGTCAACATCTCCACCGCTGTTATAGCGGAAAACGGGGCAAGGCTCTCACGCACAAAATCGCAAATTCAAAAGGGGTATTAAAACCCTATCACACACAACAACATTTTAAGGAGGAAAACACTATGATTTATCCAATTATTGCAAACAAAAAGAACAACATCTTACGCACTCATCATTCGTCCTACTCGGAGGAATACGCACAGAGAATGTGTAACCTGTATCTTTCCGATGAAATCCACAGAGATGATGAAGGAAAGCTGCACAAGTATTATCGTCTCCATGCCAAAGAGCCTCACAGCATCGAGGATGCTCTTGCTTATGACATCTTATGCCCGGAATGTGCAAACAGAGGAAAGCTCAAGCAAATTGGCAGGGTGCTGAACTACAATGACCTCGGACTGTACAGATGTCCGTTTTGTGACAAGAAATAAGGAGGAACACAATTATGAATACAACAATGAAAACACAGGTCTATGCCGGAGAGCCGGAGTATGACAAAAACTTCTGGGATGTAATGCGTGGCAAGGAACACTGCATTGATAAAATCGCCAAGGGGCGTAACTCCCAGATCGACACCTATGCCGTTCCTGCTCATGCCAACAACAAATTCGGGAAGGCAATCGAGGGCAAGAGCCTGTTCCGTCAGATCGGCACAGCCTTCAATGCCTATGAAGCCGGATATCGCATCTTTGCCAAGGACTGCGATGACCTTGCAGCCTTTGTGCCGGAAGGTGGCATGATTCCGATTTACGAGGGCATGAATGATTTCACTACCACCGTAGTGGAAAGCTGGAAACTCGCAGCCTTTGTAAAGTTCGATGAGGATTTCATCCATGATGCCACCTTCGATATTGAGAACTATCTGGTGGAGCGTTTTGCAAAGAATTTCGGCAAGGCTGAAACTAACGCATTTATCAATGGCACTGGCGAACAGACGCCTACAGGTATTCTCCATGAAAGCAAGGGCGCAGATGTGGCTCTGACCACGGATGCCCTTACTTACGATAATATCATCAGCCTGTACTTCTCCGTTAAGCCGGAGTATCGTGCCAACGCAGTGTGGCTTATGAACGATGAAACCGCTATGGCACTCCGCAAACTGAAAGATGCCGATGGCAATTACCTGTGGCGCAGTACCGATGATACTATCTTTGGTAAAAAGGTCATCATTTCTGAATTCATGCCAAACGCAGAACCGGGCAAAAAGCCTATTGCCTTTGGTGATTTCAGCTACTACTGGGTCATCAGCCGTAGTCCAGTTAGTGTCCGCGCCATCAAGGAAAAATTTGTGGTGTTAGACCAGATTGGCTATCTTGCCTTTGAGTTCATTGATGGCAAGCTGGTACGCTCCGAAGCAATCAAGGTCATTGCGATGACCGAATAAACAATTGGCACTGCCTGTGGTGGATAGTCTTTCTGCCACAGGCGGATGCCTTATCTGATAGAAAGAGGTGGGATTATGAACACAGCAGTAAACAACACTCATATCACCCATACTTCTATCGGTGGAACGATGTATATCGTGGAATCAATGGTCAGCGAAAACGCCAGAGAAACCGCATATTCCAAGGTGAAACGGCTGATTTTGAGCAATGTCGGCACTCCGCTCAAAGTATCAGAAAGTTCACAAATACTTGCAAAATACAACTCGACTTCTGCCTGATAGTACGGTAATATCGACATACCGATGGGGAGGCTGTCGGAAAGGATGGTAAAAATGGAAAACAAAAGACAGCCTTACATAGATGCAGCCCTTGGGGAGAAAATCACAGCACTCTATTGCAGATTATCCCGTGATGACGAACTTCAAGGTGACAGCAACAGTATTATCAATCAGAAAGCAATACTCAAGAAATACGCTGATGACAATGGTTTTACGAACACACAGTTTTTCGTAGACGATGGGTACAGCGGCACGAACTTTGAACGCCCCGACTTCCAACGCTTGATGGCATTGGTGGACGAAGGTGCTGTGGGCATCATCATTGTCAAGGATATGAGCCGACTCGGACGAGATTATCTGAAGGTCGGTTACTATACCGAGATGGTGTTCCCGGAATCGGACATCCGCTTTATTGCCATCAACAACGGGGTCGACAGTGCCAGTCAGCAGGACAGCGATTTTACGCCATTCCTCAATATCATCAACGAATGGTATGCTAAGGACACGAGTAAGAAAATCTGTGCGGTGTTCAAGGCAAAGGGACAGGCTGGCAAGCCACTCTGCACCAACACACCTTACGGATACAAGAAAGACCCGGAGGATAAGAACCACTGGATTGTAGATGAAGATGCTGCTGAGGTAGTAAAGGAAATCTTTCATCTGTGCATTTCTGGTTACGGTCCGACACAGATTGCCAAGGAACTGAAAAAGCGCAAGGTGCTGACCCCTGTGGATTATGCAAAAAGCAACGGCAGAAATGCTCCTGCGGTCAAACAGACGGATGACCTTTACAAATGGACAACTTCCACAGTGGTTCATATTTTAGAGCGACAGGAGTACCTTGGCAACACGGTAAACTTCAAGACTCACCGCAAGTCCTATAAGCTGAAAAAGCAAATCAAGAATGACAAGGACGAATGGCAGATTTTCGAAGGTACGCACGAAGCCATCATAGATAAGGAAACATTTGATATTGTTCAGCGTATCCGTGATGGCAGGCGCAGATTTACTCCGATGGGTGAAATGCCCACACTCTCCGGCATGGTGTATTGTGCCGATTGTGGCAGCAAGATGTACCAAGTCCGTGCAAGGGGCTGGGAACATGAGAAAGAGCATCTGGTCTGTTCTACCTACCGTAAGCGTGGCAAGAGCAACTGTACGTCCCACCAGATTCGCAATGTGGTCATAGAACAGCTTCTCTTGGATGACCTGCGCAGAGTGACCGCTTATGCCAGAGAGCATGAAGCCGAGTTCATTCAGCTTGTGACCAACACATCGGAAAAGGCACTGAACCGAGAACTCCGCAGCAGTCAGAAGGAATACGAACAGGCGAAAGCCCGCATCACCGCCCTTGATACAATCATCCAACGACTTTACGAGGACAATGTGGTTGGAAAAATCAGCGATGAGCGGTTTGCCAAGATGTCCGCTACCTATGAGGCAGAGCAGAAAGCCTTGGAAAGCCGGATTGCTGAACTGGATGAGTTCATTACCACAGCAAAAGAAAAATCCCTCAATGCCGAATACTTCCTGCAACTGGTGCAGAAGTACACGGACATCAAGGAATTGGATGCCGAAATCATTCGGGAGTTTGTGGAGAAAATCATCGTGTTCAAGGCTGAAAAGGTAGACGGTCACAGGATGCAGCGTATTCAAATCATTTACAACTGCATCGGAGCAGTAGAAATTCCGAGTAAGCATGAAAAAACGGCATAGCCGATATTCACGACTATGCCGAAATTTTCAGGGATTATAAATCCCTAAGACGCACCACCAAAATGG